ACCACATCAAATTTAGCCTCTTTTAAGACAACGGAAAGCTCTCTATCTTCCACATTGATTTCCATTTTTATTGTCCTATTGTGTAATTTGTTCGGTTACTCTAAAAGTTGCAATCTGATTAACATTGGCAGGGAAAATCGTGTTAACCGAGCCGTCTGCTGTTGTTAATTGTATATCGGTGTTGTAATCCCCAACCGCAATGCCTGTCTGCGTTGGTGTAAATAACAAAGCCATTTTGCCGTTCTTAACGTCCACCGGCGTTCCGTTAAGGCTAAACATAAGGTTGTTATTCTCATCTCTAACCTGCATCAACATAACCGCTCCGGTCAAATCCACCGGCTTACATTTGTTTTTAATTTCCATATTAAGCGCAAAGCTATCGCCTTGTCTTACCTCAATCAAGTTGTTTGATATTCTTCCGCTCATCTTTAATCCCTTTTTAATGTTCTAAAGAAAAAGGGGCTTTTACGCCCCCTATTTATGTTATTTACGCTTTTTGCCTTTGCAAGCCATAGTAATCACCCCCTATTCGCTATCTTCGACATATACAATCTTGATATAGCCGTCTTGGGGGATGTAATCGCCTCTATCGTTAGTCCAGCAACTACCAGCATACTCGGAAGCCTGTCCGCCACCACCTCGGCCATAAGTTTCGTACACACTCGCACCACCTAATCTTGTAATAGGTGGAATGCTTGAGCCTTTACCGCCGGTTCCTGCAACACCTGCATTTCCTGCTGTGTTTAGTGTAGTTTCGGTTGGTGTTAAAGAAAGCACCGGAGCCGCACCAGCAGCACCGGCCGTCAGTCTTGCAATACCATCTCCACCGCCGCCGGAGGTTACCACACCTGTAATATAACTGTTGCGTGAGCCACCAGCCGCCGCCGAACCTACTTGCAAGGCATAAGTCCCCGCTGTAAGCTCAAACTTACCGATAAAGCCGCCGCCCGAGCCACCGGTTGCCAAATACCCGATGTCATCATATACCGGCGTTGCAACCGCTCTACCGCCAGCACCGATGCAATAGACCTCGTAAACCCCATCATCTAAAATATTGAGGTTGGTAGTCCCTGCAACTGCGCTTTCGTAAACGGTTTCGCCCTTATCATAAGCCCTGTCACGCCAAACCAAATCCTCACCCTTGTAAACATGGTAGATTTTGTCCTCGCCGTGATAAAGCTTCTGCATTTGGGTAGAGCCTTTATAAAGTTCATAGTTTGGGTTCATTTTTTTATTCCACCGTTACAAAGTAAAATGTATCTGCATCAGGGCTAACCGGCAGTTCTGTTACAACTTGAAATTGTCCGGCTAAAGTGTTGATATTGTTCTGCAAAGTAGTCTGCACGCTATCTAACTGCCCTTTGTTGACAGCATCGTTTGAGCTTGCACCGTTTGCCATACCGGTAATCTTAAAATTACCCATCTTAAAGTTTCCGGTAGCGGTAGAACGCCCATCACGACACATTGCCAAGTTTAAACCACCGGCAAAGTTGTCATCTTCGGCATCGTGGCGATCAGATACAATCTCAATATCGTTGATGCGGTCTTGTTCCCAGTTCATAATACGGGTAAAGTTCCCTTGACTATCATAAGGCATTTTATTTTTCTCCTAATCGATTTTTAGAATATTGCTTGCTGTCGTGCCTGTTATACTTGGCATAATCTTGCGCAAGGCTTCGGCTCTTGTAAGTTGGCTTTGATAGTTATTTATGGCATTACGCAAAGCATTTCCGCCACGCTCGGTCAACATCTGCGAAAGCACATCACCGCTTGCGTTGTTTATTCTTGAGTTCAAAGTTTCGCTAACCTCTCCAACTACACCCCAAGGATTTTTAGAAACCCTTTGCAATAAATTAAGTTTATCACGGAGATTTTGCTTTTCAGAGGTTTGCGAGCCTTTTGTCAGTTTGTTGACATTGCGCATTGCCTTAACTTCATCTTTTGCATAATTGATAAAGTCATCAGCTTTATTGCCCAAAACAAGCTTAAGCTTTGCTTGTGTTTGCTCATTGTTGATTTTTTTCAAGCCTAGAGTTTGGTTTTCTCTGCCCTCAATAACATTCATAAGCTTTTCCCTTGCGCCGATTTGCAGACTTCTTTTTTCGTAGTCCGACATATCTTTCATTGCACGCGATAGCTTATCTGCGGAGGTGTTGCTATCAAACAACGCATCTTCACCGATTTTTTGCGCTTTCAAGGCTTTGTGTTCGGCTTCGTAGATACCTCTTGCCATTTTATATTCAGGCACTACCTCGTCAATCATATTCAACAGCTGATATTTTTGCTTTTCCAACATACGCACTTTGTCAGCTTCACCCGACCTCACAGCCGCAGATATTTTATCGTTTATGCTGCGGTTTGCTTGATCTAATACGCGCCAATCTGTTAAGGGCATTTTGTTTGTGCCATATTCGGCTTGGTATAACGGATCAGCCAAAACCCCGCTAACCTCTCTCCGCAAAAACGGATTAAGAGCAATCTTTTGTTCGATTGCAGGGTTTATTTTTGCCAAATCGCCAACGCTTTGCAAGTTGTCATAAAATGGCTGCGCTTGCTCTCTTGCAATCCTTGTAACATCATCGATGTTGTCATATTTTCCTTTATTTCCAAAGGCATCATTTACAACACTACTATTGCGAGCGTTTTGCGTTTCGTTAAAAGCCTCGGTAGCTTTATCAAAGTTTTTATAGGCTTTTGGTGATTGCTGTCTTGCTTCTTGGGCAAGTGCAATTAAGTCGTCATCGCCTACCTCTAATGCGCTCCGACCTGTTTGTTGAGCTTTGTTTGCAAAGTCTTTTAATTTGCCAAGTCCAACATTGTCAATTGCTTGACCGATTGCGTTTTTAGATGCGTTGGCATAAGGTCTTGCAATGTCGTATGCCCATTGTCCGCCTTTAAGCGTACCAGCCAATCCAAAGCCAAGGATATTTGACATTAAGGCATCACCAATAACATTGGCGGGTAATTCCTCGAGTTTATCGCTTGAAGTAGCACCGTACGCCGTTCCTTGGATTGTGTTATTTAACCCCAAAGCTTTTGCACCTTTTATGCCTTTTTCAGCGATTTTAGTTGCTACCTTGCCACCTGCACCAAGAGTATTGCCACCGATTTCCGAAGCAACATTAGCAACCGTTAAAGCTCCACCTAACCCCTCGGCTTCAGCCGCATCTCTTATCTCTTGGTCTAAAGCCGCAAGATTACCGCCAGTTTTACGGTCTATCCAATCAGTTGCACCAAAGGTTGCACCGCTTGCCATTCTTCCCAAACCGCTGGCAACACCTTGTCCGAAACCTTTAAGCCCTGCAAGTCCAACGCCTGAATAGTAGGCAGTTGATTTAGCTTTTTGCTCATCGGTTAAAGGCTTTATTTGGTTTGTCTGTGTTTCGGGATATTTTTGCGCAATAAAACTTTTAATCTCATCGCGTGGCATATCATCAGGAAAACGAACCTTTTTGCCATCAGGCATTCTTATAATAGGCATCAACTATTCTCCTTTATTTTAAGTCTTGCCAATCAATTACTTCTTCATTGCTTTGGAATTGTTTTAAGCTCGGCGTTGCATAGCTTTGCAATTTGCGAGCCTTGCTTTCTATGCTCATTTGTTTTTGCCTAATAAAAGCACTAAGCTGCGCATGCTTTTCTTCGGGGTGCACATTTGGATCGCCAAGCGTTTTTCTTAAGGTATTACCCTCGCGCTCTGTAAATTGTGCGCCAAATGTATCTCGAAGCAACGGCAAAACTTGGTTATCGATCATAGAGATATAAGCAGCTCTATCTTTTGAAGATTGTCTTGGGTTCATTCCGACTTGACGGCGGAAAGAATCAAGAGCCTGTCCGGCCGTTGTATATGTTGCATTTGCACCAACCTTATCAAGATTAGCTACTGTGTCTAACAGTTCCGGCATTTTGGAAACCATATTTTCATATTCTTCCAAGTCAGTCGCATAGTTTTTGCCGCGGTTTTCGTCATATTTTTTAATGCCTTTTTCACCAAGCAACGGCAATGTCGCATTTGGATTTTGACCGCTGTAATATAGTTGAGCGGCCTCCTCCGGTGAATATCCCATCTGTTGCAGATATTGCATATTTTGTTGCGCTGCGGTTGCAGGCTTCAAAGCTGCTTCCAATCTCTTTAATGCCATATTGTTGTTAAATTGGATATTAGCCAGCTCTTTTTGGCGTGCAAACTGCGTGTCGGCATCGGCTAACTGATTGGCTCTTTGCTCTCTTGCTTGCATAACTTGGGCATAAGCTTCAGGATTATAATTTGCCAATGCGCTGTCAATTTCTTCTTGGTTTCCACCTTGCAAAGCATCAATATAGGCTTGCTTTTTATTGGCACTGTCCCACCCCGAATATGCCTTGGCTAAATCTTCCGCCAAATTACCTTTGTTGCGGTCGATAACCGTTGCGGGCTGTACAGCATTTAAGCCAATTTGTGATAATGAACCTGCGATATTTTGTCTTAACATCTCTACCCCCTATAACCTTGAATACCACCCAAAGCAGCCGTTCCGGCCATAACATAAGGATTTCCGGTAGCAGCACCGGCCGCTAATCCGTTAATTGCACCGGAGATTGCACCACCAAGTCCACCTTTCTTGGATTGGGCTTTAGCAACTGCGTTTTGATAATCAACTGCGCTCTTGGCTGTTCCAACCGCATATTTGTTCTGTTCGTTCTCATAACCTGATGCCGAACCATCCAAAGCAGACAATAATTGGTTGATATAAGCCTGTTGAGCTTGGTTGCCAAAAGTTCCGGCATTGATTTGGTCTGCCAAGGATTGAGAGTAGGCTTGCTGTCCACCCATTACAGAGGCATAAGCCGCTTGTCTTGCGCTGTCGTTTTGCTGCTCTTGCAAATCGCCCATTGCGCGTTCATAAGCCTCACTTCCTACCGGCAAGCCTTTATTCTGCAACATTGTCGAATAGTCTTGCTGTTGGCGTTCAAATTCCGGTTGCATTTTATCCATCATTGAGGAATAAATTGCGTTTTCTTGGCGCAATCTTGCCGCATCCGAGCCATCAACATTAAAAGTGTAGTTTCCCATATTGTTTAGGTTGTTTGCACTCGATGTCGAAGCCCAGTTGGTTAAATTGCCTAAAGTATTATCAACATTTGAGGTGTCGTAATTGTTTAGGTAATTCAAATAATTTTTATACGCAGTAGTGTCTTGCTGCGCTGCTGATTTTTTCTTGCTCATTTATTTTCTCCAATCCATTTACACTCTGATTTTAACATTCCCATTACATAACAATCTTCACCGTTATCACGGTATTGCCTTAAGATGCCCTCTTCCTTAAACCCAAGCTGTTTGCACATCTTATAGCTCTTTTGGTTGCTACAAGTTACAAACACCGAGCATCTTTTGGCTTGTATAAGGTCAAATACTGTTCCGAATACATACCGCATAACTTGTCTTTTTGCCCAATAGGGTGTTGTGGTGTAAATAGTCAACCAGCAATCCCTTTGCGGTCTTATATCGTTTATCAAAACCCCACCAATCAGCTTATCGCTCATGTATATGCCAATCGGTAGTGAGGGGATATAATCCTCTATCTTATCCCCCAAGCCGTCCGCCACAAACTTTATAACTTTGTCTGTATTGTCCGCCTTACAAAATACCTGTTCCGGATTCATACCTTAACCCCGTATCAAACCAATCTATGATTATTCCCTTGGTTTTGGTCTTAAATACCACGCTTGCTTTTACACCTGCGCTTGAGTTCATTATCCATTGGCTGTTTACTACATCAGCTTGGTTGGTTGCCCAAGTCGCCCCTGTCGGGAACGCTGCACTAGACCATTTTTTAGTGTTCCACTTTGTGCCGTTAGAGTATCCAACCGTGGTCGCATAGCCCACTTTGCGCTTGCGATAGTCCACATTGGTATAAATTGCCAGCTTATAAGGTGCGGAGCTTGCTGTTCTCGGGTTAATTAAGCTAAATCTCTTTAAGTATGGATCGCCCATATCATTAAAGGCTTGCTCAACATTGCCCTCAATCTCAACCCCGTTGTCCGAATATCCGTTGTCAAATTGATAGATACCATCGTCAGAGCCGAAATAAATATTATCGTCAAAGTTTACCCAGCACATTGCGCGGATATTTGTAAATCTGCACCAAGCACCGGTATTAACATTGATAACGTGCTGTTCAAATTGCTCTGAAACCGGAACATTAAATATACCATAACCCTTTTTAGTATAAAGTATGGGTTGCCAACCTTGGCGGTCTTTGTTCATTGAAGTTCTATCAATTACCAAACCTCGAATATTGTCCGAGAACGCTATAAGAGAATCACCGGCATTGGCTGCGGCCAAAGCTTTACCCATCGGAAAGTAACCATCTTGGCAAATAATAACAATATCGCCCTGATAAGGCATTGTGCAACGATAGCCAATCGGTTTAGATATTTTATAGCTTCCTTTTAGTTCCCAATTGCTTGCATCGTTGGGGTTAGATCCGGCATAAACCAAAACTTCACCCTCGCTAGTTATGAATGCCGTATAGTCATCAATGCCCGTTCCACCGTCAATCGTCCAGTTGGCAATCGCCATAAGCTCGCCACCGGCTTTGCTGATTTGGGCAAGGTCAAACGCATACAAAGTGCCTGAAATATTGCCTGCGGTATCAGAATACCAAGCCTTTAGTGTGCCTTTTTCGATAAACCATAAAAATTCTTTAGACACCGCACCGGCAATAATACGCGCCGCATTTAGCCCTGTTCCGCTAAATCCCCAAGCCCCTATATGTCCATCGCCATTACTGTCCACATAATAAGCCAACGGAGTATCAAGGCCGTTCATAATATAGAGGTAATTCTTATATTGCACATATTGGCAATAGTTATTAGTTAAAGTAACCCCCATTTCCGTAACACTTGCGGTTGAGGTTATATCGTAGAGCTTGCCATCATAGGTTGCAAACAAATGATTATAGCTTGGCAATCTATACGGGATTAACGACCATACTTTGTTGCCTTTATCGGCGAACTCGTAATAAGCCACATAGCCAGGGCGCAGTTCCACTTTGTTATCAAGAGGGATAAAATTGTCCATCTCAACGGCAAACATCGGAGGCATAGCAGCCAAGGAATCCTTTTTGTTTAACCCCATAATAGGGCTAGGCAAAGTAATCTCTTTGCTTTTAACTGCTCTATTCACATTTATTTTCTGCGTAAACATCGGCAATAATTCCCTCGTTTAAGGTTATTTCACCCTCGACATAAGCCAAATTGATTTCACTTGGTGATTTTGCTAAAGCATAAGACTTGTTTAACTCGTGGACATACTCGTCATATTCTTCCGCATAATCCATACCCGAACGCTTTAACCACCGCCACATAATGCCCAGTTTGACTAAATATTCATCAAATACCGGTATATCGGTGTCCTTTGTTATAGCGGTTTTGGGTTCGCCTGTCTTTTCATCTAATACAACCGCATTAGAACGATAGGCAAAATGTATCTCCAAACATCCAGGGTTCTTTAAGAACACGATTTGGTTATTTTGGATTTTGAAATAAATATCAATAACCGGAATGTGGTATTGCTTATGTTGTCGCCAGCTTTCCTGTGTTATGCCACCGATAACCGAGCGCATCGAGCCTTTGTCCCACAATGAACCACTTATAATAGAGTAAATATCCGGTGCTATATTATCCAAATTGTAGGTTTTTTGGCCGTCATTGGTATAAAGCACCGCCTCACGCTCTAAAGTCTGCCAATCGCAAGAGCGCATAAGGCTATCAAGGGTGGATTGTACCACGCTGGCAAACAACTGATCGTTTTGGGTTGTCGGATTGACTAAAGTTGTTGGCTCTTGGACTGCGCACATATTGGCTGCGCTCTTTGCAATTTGCAGTATGTTCATTCTCTATTGTCCTTTATGTTTCTTAACTCGGCATTTTCCGCTTTTAAGGCTTCCAATTGTGTTTCCAATTCAGCTATTCGCTTATTGGCTGCGGCTATTGCCTTATTGTCTTTCGAAAAACTTATAAACTTCTTGGCCGCTTCCACTTCGTCTATTAACCCCAAATCAGCGGCTTTTTCTTTGGTTAATTTGCTTAATTCTTCCACCGTGTAGATGTCTTTTATGTTACAGCACTCAATTTGTGCAGGTGATAGAAAAGCAAACATATTTAAGGGCGTGCCTTTTTTCTCTTTTTCCGCCCTTTTCAAAAACTCTTCATATTCTTGAGCAAACCTCTGCATATCTTGGCGGTCTGCCATACGGTCAACCTCATCAAAGCTGTCAACCACTCTTATTTTAATATATACCCTTGTTGCAAACACCGGCAGTCCGTGTTCGTCAAATTCCCCTGTTCTGATTTGTTTGTTATAAAATCTTGCAAAAACTGTTTTCTTTTCCATTTTGGCTCTCTTTCTTTATAAAGTTAAAGGGGCGCAGTTGCCCACGCCCCATAGGTTTTTAGCTGTTTGAACCTGAACCCGATACAGCATCGACCAAAACGCCCTGCAAGGCGGCATTTGACATAGTCAAGTTACCAGCCCAACCAATCAAGTGGTAAACGGCATCTTGGTTAATTGCTACACGCTCACGCTCGCCAATCAATTTGAATTGACGATCTTTATGCGGACGGAGTTTCAAATAGTTGGTGTTCAAGAAGTACATGTGTCCCTCTGGGCAAGCACCACCCATACCGCCGTCATAAATTACATCAGCACCTTTATATTTAAGGTTCATAAATCCGGCATCAGCCAATTTGTTGTTAGTAAATCTCATCTGATCTACCAAAGAGTTCTCATACAAAGAGAACATTGAATCGTCAGCAACGATTAAGTCAGGGCGGTCAGTTCCGCGGCTGGCTTTCAAATACAAAGCTTGCATTTCGCCTTTGATGGTCGAAGTTGTCAAAGCTGTCGCATTAACTTTGGCTTGGTTGCGCCAAAATTCGTTGCCAGTTGTTGCACGGTTGATACCGCCAACAGTACCGGATGTCGGATCGTCAGCAACTAATGCTTTCAAACCGGTCAATTCTTTACCTGAAGAACCTGTACCATCAGAATAGATAGCTTTTGACATTTGGTTCATCAAGGTTTTTTCTGCGTTTTTCATCTTGGCTTCAACCAAGTCAATTACGCGTTCACGACCGCTGTTCTTCAAGATTTCTTCACCTGAAGCCCCGATAGGAGCAGCCAAGAGTTTCAAATCATAGTTAGCAGCAGTAAACAATTGCGGACCATTAAAGGTTAAGGTGTCATAACCTGCATACCAGTAATTGTCGCTCTCGCCATATTCGATTTCTTCAACGATTTTAGAACCGCCATCGATCGGGCGAACATTTCCACGCTCTTTCAAACGAGCCAAAAGAGCATTGTTTTTTAACATATTGTCGGCTAACTTACCGGTTCTGTTTTCCAAAGTGGTAGTCAGCACATTATCAAATAAGCTATTTCCAGCCATTTTTTATTCTCCATAGTTATCGTAGTTTCGTGCTATTTCATCACGCAACGACAACTCTTTTTCACCCTCGTCAGCTTTGGATGATGGATTAAAGGCAGCGGCTTTAGCTTTTTTGGCGTTCTCGGTCTTGACGGCAATGTCGTTTTTAGACTTTTCAGCCAACAACTTATTGCGTACATCTTCAACCTGCCAAATCGCTCTTGCGTAAGCATCTTCATAGTTTTTGGCAATGCCTGCCTTAAACAAGGTTTGCATCTCTTCCTTTACTTCATTAAAGTAAGGGTGTTTAAGATTTCCCGCCTCATCTTTGGCATTAACAAAAGCCTCAAATTCCGACTTAATACGCTCATTTTGAACCGCAGCAATGTAGTTCTTCATCTCTTGTTGGGATTGTACCAACGAGCTGACTTGCTGTTCTAGTTGCGTTGTCTGTGATGGGTTATTGTTTGGCGCATAAATATTGGTCAGTTTTGCTATTGTGCCGGTTGGATCTTTGTCCAAGGCATCAGCAATACCTACCAAGGTTTCAAAATACTCTTGAGCGTTGTTATACCCTTGCGCGGTCAAGGCATCCTTGCGTGCATTATAGGCATTGTTTACCCAATTGTATTCGTTACGCGCTCTCGACAAGCCTTGCTCCATTTCCTTTTCACGGGTTGCCAAATATTTTTGCCAATCGTGAGGCAACGAGCTAAAGCTGTCTTTATATTCTTGTTTGTAGCTGTTCGGTGCGGTGATAACTTCCACTTCAGGAGCTTGCGCAGGCTCTGTCGTTTTATTATCTTCACTAACATCCACTTTGTTTTCAGGCTCTTGACTTTGCGTTGTCGCCGAAGCATAAGCCTGTTCGATTTCATCGTGTAAATCAGTCATTTAACCAAATTTCCTTTTTATAGTTACGAACGAAGTCAGCACGAAAATTCTCGTGTTGAGCTTTTTCTAAAAAATAACGGCGATTTTTTATGTAATCGCCGCTATAATCACTTGCCATAGAGTTACCCGTTCGCTTGCAGTAATCGTCAATGTCTTTCGTGCAAGTCGCCCAAGTCCCATCCGGCAACTGAAATTCTTCAAACATTATTCTTCTTCCTTTTCGAAGCGTGAGCGTTCCGGAAATAACCTTTGTAATTCTGCCATAACTTCCGGCGCCCAAGGTGTGCTAGACCAGCACTTTGTTTTATTCTTTTTTATCTTATCGCCTTTGCAATCGCTTACCTGTTCACCCTTGCAATAAAGGTTTCCATACAGGCAACGCACCGACAAAGGCTCGACCATATACTTTTCTAAAGCCTCATATTTATCCGCCTCTATCACCATCGGGCAATGCACGCCGTAATGATAAGTTGTAGCACCCAAGCTCTCCAATTTATGTCTTGTGTTGACTATAACCTCTTTATAAGCGTTATCGCCTTGTGTAGGCATCTCACCACGATAAAAATAAGGGTAGCCATCGGCCTTAAAATCCTCCAACATATAAAAGTCATCGTTCATCAGCAAAAACTTACCGCTTATGCCGCTTTCAATAGCTTTCATTGTCTTATTAAAGGCATTTTTCCACCACTTATCTTTATCCTCAACCCAAATATATTTGACATTTTGCAGGAACTCGGGCTTATTGCCTACCACCCATACTTTGCCTAAATCCTTGCAATGCTTTTCCAAAGCTCGCAAGGAATATTTAAGCTCGTTGTTATGGTGCATCGAGCCACCGCCGATATAATAAAGGGCATCCATCCCTTAAAAGCCTCTTACATATCCGGTTGTGATATTAGCGTTTGCCTCACGCCCTGCCTCAATCTCAGCCATCTTTAAGGTGTATTGCATATCGGCTTCCTTATTAGCCATAGCAATCTTATTGTCCTCGGCTTCTTTCTTGAGTTGGACTTCTTGCTCTTTAATAGCGTTTTGCTGTTCTTTAATCTGCATTTCGTTTTGGTTCTTTTGAACCTCTGCTTGCGCTTTAATCATCTCCGGATTGGGTTGCTCTTGTTCAGGTTGGCTTAATTCCGCCTCAATGCGCTTAAAGCTTTCTTCTATAACATTGGCAAACTGTCTTGCGCTTGGCAAGGTAACAACAACCGCCTCAATCATTTGTTTATACAAAGGAAGCAAGGCCGGTTGTGCGGATATAGCCGCAAAGGATTGGTTGACCATATCGTTTATCAGTTTTACAGCTTCGGTGGTCTTTTCCAATTCCTCGGATTGCATAAATGAGCTATCGGTTTCCACACCCAAGGTTAAGTTGCGCATCTTTTCTTGCTTTAATAGTTGGATAGCTGCCATAACAATATTTATATCTTGAGATGTAGCAAATTCCATCATTTGCTCGGCAGGCATTTGCTCAACGATTAACTCGGCTTTAATCTTTAATATGTCAGTTAAAAAGCGTTGAAAATCGTTTTGTCTGTCTTGATTGCGCAATGTACCGAAGTTAGTCTTTTTGGTTACGGCCGTTGCGGTTTCGCTTGGATCAGAATTGCCACGCATTATGTCTGATACACCGGTTACCTCATAGATAGCCTGTATAAGCATATTCCTGCGCTCGGCTAATACTTCTAATGCATTGACATATTGCTCAATGGGCATAAAGTCCACAACATTTTTTATCCCACCGGCAGCGCGTAGCTTGTCAAAGTCCGATACCTGTATCAACTTAACATCTTTGTTTAACAAGTTAGCTAATTCGGGGAAACTGCCATCATAAGCACCGCTTACTTTTAAGGCTTTCATTGTTAAGCTCATACGGGCATTAACCCCGTCAAGCTCGTCAAGTAAGCACTTTATCTCTTTATAATCCGGTGTCGGTATCATACCGTTATTGGCAAGAGTAGCAAAGACAGGTTTCGGGAACGGGTAAAATCCCTCCAAATCTAACCCCTCGTCCTCGCGTAAAAATCTGTCGGTTACCTTTTCCGATAAGTACAATACTTTATTGCCTTTTTTATCCCAAATGCGATATACGCAAGTTTTGGCTTCCAGTTCGGTATCTCTGTCCAATGTGGCATCAATTAACTGATCGGCAATCTCACTACCAAACTGCTCGATTACCCCGCGCTTTGACATCTCTATCTTTTGCGCTACCCAGTCCACATCTTCCCAAACCTTTACATTAAAGCAATCGCATAAAAAGTCTTTGGGATCGAAATACTTGGTTTTAACTTCCACGCTTTGCAATACTTCTGCCGAGTTACCAAACACATCCATAACATCAGCAAACTTTGGCTCGATTTGCTCATAGGTCAAACCTAACCCTGATAACAAATAATCGTTGCGTGCGTATTTGATAACCCCGTCAAAGTCCTGTCTTTCCATATCCCAAACAAGAGCCTTTTCCAGCAATGCGCAGGCTTCGTCATAAACAGGGTTTTCTTTTTTATCTTTGCGCTCAACATAAGGTGTCGGGGCTTTGAAATAAATAAAAGGCTTTAAGGTTTCGATTGACGACCAAAAGATATTTTGCTCATTCTTATTATTATAGTTAGTGTAATAGTCGCGGATGGTCTTAATCAAATCGTGGTACGCTTCCCAATGCTTTTTGGCTTTTGAGATACGCCCAATCCATTTTTTAACTTCTTTATTCTCCATCTTCTAAAATCCCTAAAACAAATTTTTCTCTGATAACTGTAATGCTCTTATCCGGTGTCGGCAAATCATCCCACTTGAAGAAAATAACCCGATCACCAACTTTAACATTGCGCACATCGCAACCTTTGGCCGTAACTTTGCCAACTTTGACCTCGCTGTCATCTTCCAAAGTAATAATTGCGCTTTGTTTGGGTTCTTCCACCTCAACAAAGATGCGATCTAAAATAGGTTTTACCATCGGCTTTCCTTTTCCTCCGACTTAAATAAATCTGCAATCGTAATGTTGTTAATCCCAATAGGTTTGGTTTCGCCTGTGTCATATACCGGCTCGGCAAAGGTTAAAACAAAAGCGTCCGCCTTATCCGGTGAACGCCCTATTCTCTCTTTGACCTTTTCTTTAGGTTCTAGCTGTAATCGCCCTTTGCTGTCATATTGCTTGTTTACGCTACAAAGGTCATCCAACAGCTCGTCATTATTTACCAACTGCACCGGAAGTTCAGACTTAAGCCATTGGTTGGCACTATCCCACATCTCCGCCCTTTTATTAAAGTAGCGATCATCATTGATAGCCTTGCCACCAAAATTAACCCCACGCACTATCTTGCCATAGCCTCTGTCAACCAGTATGTCATAAACACCGGCACCCGTATTGCCAAGGTCAAGGAATATCCTTGCAGGTGAGCTTTCCTTTATTACCTTGGTTAAAAGGTTTGCCAAAGCTACTGTATCAAGCTGGCTGTATTCTTTCATCTCAAAGCAATACCGCCCACGCCTAAAGCATAACACGGTCTTATCATCTCCAAAGCGGGCAATATCCACACCCACAACAAGAGGTGATGTTGAGCTTGCCATCTTTTGCTCAAAGGCTTTCATAACATCCTTAACCGCAATCAGCTTGGTTGAGCCTTGATTGACCGGCGCACCTAACCAAATATGCTCGTAATCGTCAAGGTTCTCTTGCTTGCACTTTTCCGCTAGGTATTTCATCTCTTCCGGACAATGCGGATTGTCGTAATAATTAACCTTTACAACTAATGTCCTATCATCAGGCTTAACCGCAACCGCTTTCCAAATTGGATCGTTTTCTTCCTCACGGTTCATACTTATCCAAATCTCAGAGCTTTCTTTTCTGATTGTTGGGTTAAGTATATCCCAAGAACGCTTGCTGATACTTTGTCCCTCTTCAATCCAACAAATATCAATACCCTCAAGAGATTTTATCTTTTGTATGTCTTGATCGCGTAATCCCTTAAAGATAATCAACGAACCTGTTACAATGTTTTCTATTTTGTTTTCATAGAACTTAAAGTCGTCAAACCCATAATACTTTGCTCTGTCTGCTAAAAGCTGGTAAACAGAATCTTTAATTGATTCCTGTATTTCACGCACACAAGCAATTCTTATGTTAGCCATTCTTGCTCTTAAGAGTATGCAATCAGCAAAAGCATAACTTTTACCGCCGGCACGTCCGCCCCAGTAAAGCTTGTATCGGTAATGATCCATCAGCAAAGGCTTAAAGTTCGTTGGTATCGTTACTTTCACCGTTTCCATTGTCAAACCCTACCAACGCTTGCTTTAATACAACTTTATTATCAACCTCTGTCTTATCTACCCAACCGAAGTTTTTAAGCGCAAATATGTCGCCGCCGTTTCCACGTCTTACAAGTCTTTTCTCGTAAGCGTGCTGTACTCTAAGCTTTGCTCTTTTAATCGTGTCAAAAAACTCTTCTTTTTCTTCATAGTTGCAAAGCGTTTCTCTTGATGTATCTAGCGCAAGAGCTAAACCCGTAATTGTAATCGGTTCTTCTTGCTCATCACAACTTGCAAAGTAATTATCTATCTTTTGTTGCAGTTCCTCAACTGTCTTAAATTTAAGTGGTTTTGTTTCCATAACATACTTTCCTTTCGGTGAAGATGTTGTATAAAAAAACCGCCCTATAAAAGAGCGGTCTATGTATTTGTAAAGTCACATTTAAATTATGGCATTATATTGCCAGCAATGTAATAAAATCCTATAATCAAAAATATTGCACCAAAAACGATCTTGGCGAGAATACGGTTTATCTCACCTAAGATACTGGTCGCGCATGGTTTGTGTCCGTTTATCATCTAAAAGCTCCAAACAAGATTTTAATCTATTTATATATCCTATTTTACTGCCATTTAGATTATTTTGCAAGTCTTTTCTTTCATCGGCTACCACATTTTCATAAGGCTGTGTCTTTATTTTCTTATTATAGTCATAAACTTCCTTGCCATAACCGAGCATTATCCCATTCCGCATACTTTGGTCACTTATCCGAGCAAGCTGGCATTGCAGCAATGGGTGATAGTAGTCATCTGTCCCATCGGCACTTCCCGACCCGTATTTTTCGATAAGCTTGGCATTGGTTGTTTTCATCTTTTGCAAGTGAGCTTTTGCTATTATCCCATCTGCAACCATTTCCCCAACGGCTTGCAGCTTATTCCAAAATCCTCTCGGTTTTCCGTTCATAACCTCTATATAAGAGTTTCTTAAATTTTCTTCATATTCACTCATTTTAGTTAATTGTTACATTTAAGCTTTTTATTATCTCTTGCTCTCTTGAGTAATTGTGTTGGGTTACATAGTCCTTTGGGTTATAAAATGTGGGTGTTATCCCATCAAAGCCATAAAGGTCTATGCTCTTTGCCCCTGCGCACATCCTTATCGCCATAAATCCGCTTGAGGGTTGGGCTTTTGTTTCCCGCCGTATTTCCTCGCGCGTTTGGTTGGATATGGTGTAATCCCCGCTTCGTGTGTTCTTTGAGCGATTTATATAATACTTTGCCTTAAACTTGGCTTTATCATCCAAAGGAACTTCGCAAGCCATTATCAATATATCCGTTTTAGTACCTTGGCTTTCGGGTTTTATTATGTAACCTTTGTTAAACCTGATCACAACTTCGTGATCGTCAATTGCTTGACCATTTTCCTTGTCAAATATGCTTTGGGCGTTGCCTACTATTGCCACTCTCTTACCGTGAATAAAATCTATTATCTCTCTTATCTCTGCAAAGGGTTGCCAGTACATCCGGCTTTTATTCTTTCCGCAGATGTGTAATATTACCGCCTCAAATTCCGTACTGCCGTCCCCGTAGTCCCTTTTATAGCAGTAATTCCACTTTTTATCTATAAACTTAAGCTTATCCTTTAATGCTACATTGATAAGCGTTTCCTCGTGTTGCCAATGCTTTACGATAGGGTTTTGCCTTAAGCAAAGGTTGGTGAAGTCTATCTCCCTTAACTTTTTAAGGTTCATCACCATCATGCCCGATAAGCCGTATTGTTCTATTCGGAGGTCTCTTTTATGCTTTTGCGAAAAAGTGTCGCACAGGTTAATATAATCGCACTCCATGCGCCAAAGCTCATCCAATTTCCCAAAGCAGAGCGTGTCCCCGTCTAAATAGATTATTTTGTCATAAGGCAACTGCGTTAAGAATAATTTTAAGTAAGTCGTTTGCGTTATGCGGTCATTGTCGTTTTGCTTGTATTTCCTCTTCAAAGGAATAACAACATTCTCGTATTGCGTGTCCACCGGCTCGGGACTTACTACAATTATCTTAGCATCATTATACTTTAATACCGAGCGAGCGGATATTTCCACATAAGGCATATAGTTTTTATCGGCTACATAGACAACTATCATTTTTTGAATATCCTGTCCCATTGCTCTTTGGGAATGTCCGAATAGCCTATACTATGCCTGCCGGAAGTGGTCAGGTCTTTTTGTTCAATGCCCTCATCATCTTTGGGCTTTAGGCAGTAGGTGGTTTTGTTCCCTACTTTTACCTCAATAAACTTATTATTTTCTTTTTGCATTGGCTCTCATACTCTTTTCTTGTCAACCCCAACCCTAACAGATAATCCTTAAAGCTTTTGTTTTTGTTTTCTTGCAACCATTGCCAGCGGGCTGGGTTAATGTAATCTTCTTGGTTTATTTTGCCATCATGGATTGCTCTGTGGCAACTTTCACAAACCGGCAATAAGTTTGGCAGTTCATACCTTAACAGAGGATTACCCCTTGTGATAATGTGATGAATTGCGCTCGATGGTGCTACCTTGCAGATATGACACCGCTGATTGTGGCTTAACATCTGCACCAATCTGTCTAGTTCTTTGCTCATAATCTAAATCCGCCCCGCTCGGCTCTTAAGCAGGGCAACCGCTAGAAAGGAAAGTTCTAACAATAAGGATATGTATTCTTGGTGGCGAACGGTGGAGTTGCACCGCCATCAACCGTAGAGCCTCCGGTCTAGTTCTCACATTCGCCCTCTAAAGGAAAAGCCACGGCGGGCAAACCGTGGCTACAAGGAGGTAACTTAATGAAAAAACTTTAAGAGGTTTTTTGCATAAATAATACCGAGCCAAGCTCTAAAGCCTAGTTCGGCATCATGGCAATTTTAATACCACCGTTTTAAAAACAAGTCAAGCATTATTTTAGCCTTTATAAAATAAATCTTTTCCCTGTGGATAACTTGTCATTTGCTTGTCAAGTGTCATTTATATTTTTTGCTTTTTCCTTTGTTTGCACTTGATTTGTTCCACGCATAGCAATCACGCATCAATGCGTTTACTTGCTTTCTTCTTTCCTCTTTTGGCAAATCGACTAGCTCGAGGGCTTTTCTTCTTATCCGATCTGCCGACACCCCAGCCCAAGAGCATACATTGTAAAAATCTTCCTTATCACTACATAGCCAAACCACCGCATTACGCCTTGCCAGTTCCTCGGCCGTATATTTAACCAGCTTTCCTTTTTTGTTGATGTAGGGCTTTCTTTCCTTGAATAAAAACGCATCTTTAACCGCCTGTGCAATAACGCATAAAAACATATAGCTTAACTGATTGTGTGTATATTCCCTGTTCATCTTTCCCCCTAAAATAATGCTAATTGTCCAAAATCTTGTTTTTTACCCAATATAAAATCGCAAATGAAGTTCCTTGCATAGTCAGGACTTATCATTGAGCGTTCTTCCGAGCAGATACCTGCTTTAGTCCCTCTCTTACAATCCCAAACAGTCTTTTGCTTTTTGTCGTTTTGGTAGCTCTCGCCATAAGTAGGCTTGCAATTAAAAAACCAATACCCCGTAGGCTTTCTAAAATAATCGCCACGCTCTAATCTGTTCTTGTCGTAAACAGACGGCACCGCTAGAAAGTTGTTTTTCAAATAGTGCATTGAATCGTCATAAGGGTTTTCAATAACCAACCTTATCCCTTTTGCCATACAAACACCAACCAACATATACAAAAGCTCGTAAAACTTCTGTCTTTTCCTTGACCGCTCAAGTATCTTTTCAAACTTATCCTTTAGACTTAAGCTTCTGTAATTGATATTTTCCAAAGTGTAATAGCAAGGATTTGTTGAGCCTGTAAAGTAAATGCAAGGGAAAAACGCTATTATCAAATCGTCAGAGGTTATATTGTCAAACACCGATACCCCCCCCCCTGATACGCTTCCTCAATCTCGGCAAATAAGTCTATCTGATAGTCAGTTTCACCAAAGTTGTTTTGAATATCGTAGTCATAAGCATCATATCCGAGTTTCTTAAATTCGTTCTTAAAGGTGCCGGATTGTTCGAACATACAATGAACTTTGCCTTTGATATCCATCTTAAGCCTCCCAAAAGTATTTCGTACCCGTGCCGACTATTTTGCTCTTGATGGGCTTCCAGCCGTAGAATATCGCCAAGTCGTCTAACCCTGCGCAAAGCACCTTTTTGGCAACAGCGTTATAAAAGCTGTAATCATCCGATCCGGTATATCTCACCTTTAAGGGCTTATCCTCTAAAACTACCAGTTGAATTGCGCGTAGGTTTACAGGCTTTACCGCTCGCAATGCTTTAACAAATCTCTTGCGGGCATCCCATACAAACGGCGGTAGCTCAGCGTTTATGGAAGTGTCCACCTTTTCCTTTGCCCAGTTTATGGCGGTCATTGTGTCAATACGTGAATGGTAAAAATCCCTTTGGAACTTTAACCCAGCGGCCAATCTTTCCTCTGCTCTTATTCCGCGCATCCCATACTTAAGCCAACCCTTTTTGGCATAGCTTTCCAGTTGGTTGAGCTTGTAGAGCGTTCCCTCCGCTGTCCGTGTCCATCCGTCTATGTTTGTTACATCTTTCATTATTTACCTCAAAATAAAGTTAGTTGTTTTTGCGCATCTGCAAGTCTTTTAACGCTTGCCTCGTAGTAGTCTTTGTCTTTTTCTATACAGATAAACCGCCTTTTAAGTCTATGACAAGCAATAGCTGTTGTGCCGGAGCCGGAAAAGCAATCAAGAATTAAGTCATTTTCGTTGCTGTAATCTCTTAATATCTGTCCAAATAAATCAACCGGCTTTTGTGTAGGGTGTATTCTATCTAAATTTTCGCCTTTGTTTTGATTTAAAAAACCCTGCTGGATATAAGTTATTTTTTTTGTTACGTTGTTAAATGATGTCCAAATCAACTCGCCGTCAGAAAAATTATTTTGAACTCTTAAATCGCCTTTTTTATCCCAAAATATCCAAGATTTTGTTGGTTTTAGATAATCTGTAAAATAATTGCCACCAAATATAACTTGATTTTTGCTAACTCTTTTGATTTCATCAAATACATCTTTATTTGGTATTTCATTATCCCAGTTTTTTTTCTTAAAATCTTTAGGCTTTACACCTAAACCATAATTTCCACCGTCACATCCTATGCCATACGGCGGGTCGGTCAGCACTAAATCCACACACTTGTCCGGCAACTGCTTTAAGATGTCTAGGCAATCGGCATTGATTATTTTGTTTTCAAGCTCTTTGATGTCCATTACCACAAACCCCTTTTGATTAAGTTCCTCTTTGCTACCTCGTTATCGCAGATGTCCAACACCTCGGCCAATGTAGGAAACCACTTAAATTTGCTCTTTAAGGCACTTGCCACAATATCCGCAGGGTAATTGCTTAACTCTTCCACCCATATCGCTATCAAGGCTTCCAAATCCTCTTGCTTTTTGCCCGTGGTGATAATGGACAGTCTTGTCATCAGCTTTACAATCTCCAACTTTGGCAATGGGCAATCCAACTTTTGCAATACTTCCCTTGCTTGGCGTTTTTGCTCATCGGTTAGTTTTGAGGTGTCGCATACAGTGTCAAACTCCGTGCCATATTCGGTGAACCTACTAGATGTAACCAAGGTTATGGGCAGCTTGTGCGTATCTTGCAACCACCGAATTGCTGCTTTGGTGTTCTCCTCCGGTGTCCTCTCGGTCAGTTTTTGGATTGCCAGCGGGGATAGCGTTGTCGTAGTCATTGCGCCACCGCTCTTGGTTGAGGAATACGGTTGCTCCGCAGGTGAGTTGATTATTTGCTTGGCAATGTTTGAGATACTTTTCAAGTCCGTTGATGATGTCATTGTGGTTAGTTCCTTTCTTAAGCAAGTTGATATATTTTTCTTTAGCGGTCTTTTTTGAGCCTTTATCCACCACTCGGCCATCACATCGGATTGGGGTGTATGCCTGCCAAAATTCCTCAAACTTTTTTTCCATATCGTCTGGGGGGCTTAAAGGGGGTATTGTCTTGTCTTGTCTTGTCTTGTCTTGTATAGGATTATTATATATATTATATATATTATATGGATTTTTTAAGTCTTTGATTCTGTTACCTTTTTTTAGACAAACTTCGGGTGAACTTCGGGTGAACTTCGGACTAACTTCGGTCAAACTTCCGACTAACTTCGGTTCATCTTCGGTCAAACTTTGGTCAAACTTCGGACTAACTTCGGGTGAAATTCCGAACAACTTCGATACAATTTTGCGCTCTTTGCAGTCAAAGTTGAACTCTATCTTTTGCCAAGTTAGGTTATCCACCCCAAAATGCTCACATAGTGCTTTATAGCGTATCATTATCCCTAATTCCGAGTTAGATAACCCCGTGCATAAGACTTCGTTTACATTTACTTTAAACCAATTATTCATTTACGCCCCTCTTTTCATCAATTCTGCGTTAATCCTCACCAGCCACCGGAGATTGCTGTTGATTATCTCTCGATCCGCCAACCGTTTGTTTTTGGCTAGTAGCTGTTGTTTTAATTCCAAAAGCTTCGCTGTAGTCATCTGCTGTAATTTTTCCATCTTTTACCTCCCTTGCTAAATAGTTTTTGTAGCCCTTTATAAAGTCCCGACAATCGTCCAAGGTACGCCATACCACGCCGGTATGACCTAGCCTGTTAAGGCTTGCCATAAATGCCTGTTGCTCGAATGTAGGATTGTTATTGTTGCCGTCTTTTAACTCAACAAACAGCACCTCGCCACCGCGTAAGACTAGGATGAGGTCGGGTGTACCTTTTGACCAGCCCATAGCCTTGTGATGATTGATAAAGGCATATCTCTTGCCAATATCATCGCCCAAGAACATTAACCCGCTCATAATGTCGGTTGTTATAGTTATTATTCCGTTCCAACGAAGTGCTTGGACAATTTGTTTTTGCAATGCGTGTTCTCTTTGCTGTGTCATTTTGTTTCAAACGCCCTTTCCACGCTCCAATTGTAATGAGTTAATCTTGACCTAATTTTGTAATAATTAAGTCCGAGTTCCCTGCACCAACTTGCCATTGATTTTGTTATGCCTTTGTATGAGATAAAGTGGTTATTACATTTGTTATTTGCTTGCTCTAACTGTCCTACCCATCGGCAATTTTCAGGACAATAGTTGCCATTACTGTCTACACGATCGATTGTCAGTTTGTCTGAATATCCATTCTCATCCGCCCACTT